AGACGCTCATGTATTTTAAGAAGCACATTGATCAGAAACAAAGTTATCTTCCAAACGTGAATTCAATTGATGTTTACAAGTTTGAGAATCTTGATTTGTTTCATGTGCCTTATGGACAGACGCGCACCTCGAGAGTAGCATGCTTGATGTTCGCAATTTTTTGGATTTACAATGGACTTGGACTTTTAATGGATGTTTATCTTTTGTTAACATCCATTTTTTCCACTGTTACCGTGTTTTGTTCATATTTGCTGAGCGTCAATTTCACCCCTGTTATGGTGTCTGCTTCACAAGTCACTGGCATGCAAGAACCAATTCCTGGTTTTGGATCCGCCCTGAACAATTCCTTACCCAAATTTGTTTATGGGTTTCGAGCGAGTGATCCAGTGTTTGACACGGTACCGAACAGTTCTGACCCCGCCAAACAGCTCGAAATAAACTTTTTTCCATTCACCCACAAAGACCGTAAACCTATGGCCACTTTCTCCCCTTTCGCAATACCAGGCATCGCCATGCCGGTGAGCGATAGGGATGATCCAGAAAGTTCAGCTTTGGGCTTGATACATCGTGGGGCCAGCATCACACCGAAAGGACTGAAATCGTGGATGGAGCGGAAAAAAGAGATAGTAGAAGAAATCTGTGACTCGGAGTTTCTACATCTCAATGAAAGCGATATGCTCACCCTGCAAGAAGTTTTGGACAAGTCGAATTATACAATTCGACGTAAGGAACAGTTCCTTGCTTGGCATAAAAATCGCACGAAAGATTTCGATAAATACACGAAGAACCGGGAAACAGGTATGTTCGATAAGGAAGAACCTTATGCGTCATACAAGTTTTCCCGCTCAATTCATGCAATGCATCGAAAGCTCCTTGAAAGCGATATCATGTCAAGCTTTGGCAGGTTCACCAAGACTGTTGAGAAGAACGTGTATGGACTAGCACCCTCGGTCAAGCATCTGGGCCCCCATCAAATAGCTGAAAAGCTTATGAAATTGGGACCCGGATCGAAGACCGTCAGTGATTATTCCTCTTACGAAGCTTCTTTTACGTCTGCTGTTAAGAATACTGCCCAATTTCCATTGTATGATTATATGTCCCGTGGTCTCTCCGATAGTTCTCGGAGAATTAGGGGACATTACAGATGGTTATTGGGATCAACCAATCAAATCCGACACAAACACTTCAATGCGAGTATTTCCAATCTCAAATGCTCAGGCGACTTTGACACAGCCTTGTCAAATTGGTTCGACAACGTTGCCACTTGGACCACCGTATTCGACATGAAACACAATGTCGATTGGAGGGACAGCATCAACTGGTTTTTGTGCGAGGGAGATGACAACATTACAGACGATCGTGGCTACGAATTCAATAAGGACGATTTCGCAAACCTCGGCATGAAAGCTAAGCTTGAGACTAATCTTGAGCTTTCCGAAGCCGGGTTTTGTCAAAAATACGTCAATCCTGAAAACGGTAACCTCGTAGGTGATGTTATCACATTCCTCGCGAAAAGACAATACCTTCCGACGCGTTATGTCAACGCCAACAATGCCACCAAGCTGTCCTTGCTCAAGGCCACAGCTATGTCCACCCTTTCCACTTATCCTGATGCACCTGGAATCAGTGAATGGGCTTGGAGAGTCCTTCAACTCACCGAACCCATCAAAGTTAAGGAAAAACATATCCTCTCCATCAAACAATACAACTCGACAATTG